CTCTCTACGACCGGCAAGCTGTCGACTGCAGAAAGCGAGCTTGCGAAGTTCAACCAGGAAATCAGTGACTGGAAGAACAAAACCCTGACGCCGCAACAACAAAGCCTGATCGCCGATCAGGATGCGATTCGCGCCCAGTTGCAGAAGAACGTCGAGCTGGAGAAAGAGGTCAAGAACCGGCAGGACGTCGCGAAACTTCAGGAGCGCTCCGCACAGATCGAGGCGTCGATTGCGAGCTATCAAGCCGGGCAGAATGACCAGTATGGACGCCAGCTTGACGCTTTTGGCATGGGATCAGATGCACTGAAAAACGTGCAGGCCGTCAAGTCGATTTACACTGAATATCAGCACCTTCAGGAGCAGCTTGACAAGGCCACGCCGAAGAATCTGCTCGGTGGCGCTGACTACACCAAGGCGTCGGCGGACATCAAGTCCGGGCTCAATCAGTCGCTTGCCGATTACGATGCCTATTACACGACGCTGAAGGAAAAGCAGTCCGATTGGACGAACGGCGCCACCGCTGCAATCGCCAATTACAACGACGCGGCCCAGAACATGGCGGCGCAAACGGAGTCGGCAGTTACCAACGCGGCAAAGGGCATGGAGGACGCTTTCGCCAGCTTCGTGACGACCGGTAAGCTCAATTTCACGAGCCTCGCGGACAGCATCATCGCAGACATCGTCCGTATGCAGGCGCGTGCGGCGATCTCCGGTTTGTTCAATATGGTGGCCGGCATGATCGGCGGAGGCGTCGCCAACAGCTTCGGGACGCTTGCGACAACCTCGACAGCGGCGAGTGCGGCGTCCGGCGTCATGAGCTCGGGTTTTTCGTCGTCTCTTATGGGGCCAACTGGCATGATGCCGCTCGCCGGCGCACGCGCGGGCGGTGGCCCAGTGGCGGGCGGCAGCACATACCTTGTCGGCGAGAAGGGTCCGGAGCTTTTCACACCGGGCTCGTCCGGCTCCATCGTGCCAAATCACGCGCTTGGAGGCGGGGGTGGTGGCGTATCGGTCCAGATCGTCAACAACGGTAATTCGCAGGTTCAGCAGCCGCAGGTATCGCAGGATTCGAGCGGGCAGAAGTTCATTCGACTCATCATCGACCAGGCGAAAAACGAGATGGCCGGCGAAGTGGCTGGCGGCCAGGGAGTCGTGAGCAAGGCGCTCACTCAACGGTATGGACTCACCCCGAGGTTTAGATAATGGCTCTTGTTGCATGGCCGGATCGCTTGCCGGCACCCATGGCGGCAGGGTATTCCTATCAGCCGCAGGCGCCGTTCATCCGAACGAATATGGACTCGGGGCTGGCGCGGCAACGGCGCCGCTTCATCAGCATCCCGACCCAGTTGTCGGTCACGTGGACGCTTGATCAGGAGCAGCTCGCGCTATTCGAGGCATTTGTGCACTACGACCTCACGGACGGATGTGCATGGTTCTCGGCGCAGATCGCAAATGGGATGGAGCTGCAGAGCGTCAAGGCGCGGATGATTGCCGGCTTCAAGGTCAGCAACATCGAACCGGGAGCATGGACGGTATCGGCGACGCTCGAAGCGCTGAACATGCCGGTGGCCACGCCTGATCAGTATGTCGCGCTGCGCGACTTCGGCGAGGATGCGATGCACTCAGCGTCGAGCGATCTGCATTCGCTTATTCATGTCGATCTGCCGGGGGCGCTCGTATGGTGACGCTATTCGAAGAGGCCTTGAAAGAGGCATATGCCGCGAATCCAGCCAATGACGTGGTGCTGGACACAATCGAGATCCGACATCCGGCGTTCGTGGACGACAACGGCAATCCGACTGCGGTCCGCGTCGTGCGCGGTTACGACGACATCGTGGCGACGCTCGAATCGGACGCGCCGATGAACGCCGGGCAGGCAGTGACGTTCATCGGCGCGGCCTTCAATTTCACGCTCCCGGGATTTCAAGAGGGACAGATTCCCCAGTTGCAGCTCACGCTCGACAACGTGAGCCGCGAACTCACTGCGCACCTTGAGCAGGCGATCGGTCAGGTGGCACCGATTGAGGTGACGTACCGGCCGTACCTGTACTCTGACCTGAGCGCGCCGCAGATGGACCCGCCGATCAACATGCTGCTGACGAGCGTGACTGTCGACGTGTTTCAGGTCACAGGGACCGCGACGCTCAACGACGTGCACAACTGGGGATTCCCCAATCGGAGTTACGACCTTACATCCTTCCCGGGGCTGTTGCGATGACGCCTGCAGACATCAACCGCTACATAGGCCTTCATTGGGTGGCCGGCGCGCGCGGCCCGGAGTCGTTCGATTGCTGGGGATTGCTGCGTCACGTGCAGGCCGAGCACTTCGACATCGCGATTCCGGATGTGCTAGCTTTCGGCGCTGTCGCGCGCGAGATGTACGACGAGCGCATGAATTCACGCGAGTGGGAAATCGTCGACCAACCATTCCACGGCGCAGGCGTGCTGATGCGCGGCGGCGACGATGCGCATGTCGGTGTATGGCTCGATCTAGAGGGCGGCGGCGTTCTGCACTCAATGGAGCGTGTTGGCGTCATCTGGTCGCCAAAGCTGACGCTTCGCATGCTCGGATTCTGCCGGCTCAAATTCTACCGATTCCATGTTTAACGCGACCCTCGTTCATTGCCGCGATCCGTTCCGGCCGCACCTCGCACGCGAGATCGTGCCTATCCGACGTCGTGTGCGCCTCGATACATTGCTACGCCGTCAGGGCGTTGTGTCGGGCCGTGGCCGCTCACTGCGGCGACTGCACACATTTATGCCGACGATCAACGGCAAACCGGTGCTTGAGCGCGACTGGAGTCGCCCAGTGCGCGACGGCGACGTGGTGGCTGTCATCAGTCTGCCGAAGGGCGGTGGTGGAGGATCCAACCCATTGCTGATGGTTCTGCAGATTGCCATAGTGGTTGCTGCGATCGCGACCGGCCAAGTGTATGCGGCGTCGCTGGCCGCAGCGATTGGAACTAGTACGGCCACTGCGGCAGCCATCATTACGACGGGCATCATGATGGCTGGCACGTTCCTTGTGAATGCGCTTGTGCCGCCTACACGCGCGCCAACATCGATGGCTGGGTCGCAGGCTAGCCCGACGTACACGATTGGCGCGCAGGGGAACTCGGCTCGGCTGCAAAATCCGATTCCCGTGCTGTACGGCCAGTATCGAGCCTATCCGGACTTCGCGAGTCAGCCGTATATCGAGAACCACGGCAACGAACAGTTTCTCTATCAGCTGTTCTGTATCAGCCAGGGTGAAATCGATGTCGAGAAGGTGATGATCGGCGACACCGACATTTCCTCCTACGGTGAGGCTCAGTACGAGATCATTCCGCCGAATGGCGCAGTAACGCTGTTTCCTGACAACGTCGTCACGAGCTCGGACGTAAGCGGACTTGAGTTGCTCGGCGCAAACGAGAAGCCAGCCGACGCACCGGACGACTGGACGACATGGATCGGCCCATTCGTTGCGAACCCCGCTGCGACACAGGCGAATTACATCGGGATTGACATCACGTTTCCGAGTGGCTTGTTTCATGCGGACGATAAGGGAAATCCGACCAGCACGTCGGTCCAGTATGAGGTGCAGGCGCAGCTTATCGACGACGAAGGGGCGCCGATTGGCGATTGGTTCGACCTGACCAATACCACCGTCAGTATGGCGACGATCCAGCCACAGATGATCTCGAATCGCTACATCGTTCCGGCGGGTCGCTATCAGGTGCGCGCGCAGCGCATCGGCAACAAGGATACGGACTCGCGCACCGCGAACACGATCCAGTGGTCCGGGATGCGCGCGTATCTGCCGAGCCAGCACTTCTACGGCAACGTGACGCTGCTCGCGATGATCATCCGCGCGACGAACAACCTCAATAGCCAGACGGCGAAGCAGATCAATGTAATCGCGACGCGCAAGCTGCCAGTCTGGAATGGGTCATCGTGGTCGGCGCCGCAACCGACGCGCAGTCCCGCGTGGGCGTTTGCTGATGTGATCCGTAATACGGACTACGGGCGTGGCCTCGCTGACAGCCGGATCAACCTCGATTCGCTGCTGGCGCTCTCGCAGACTTGGGCCTCACGCGGCGACACCTTCGACGGCGTTTTCGACACCGCCGCGACGCTGTGGGATGTGCTGACGCAGATTGCCAACGTCGGTAACGCGATGCCGGTCTACTATGCCGGCGTGATCGATCTCGTGCGCGACGAGGCGAAGACGATCCGCACGGCGATGTTCACGCCGAGCAATATCGCGTCGAACTCGCTGCAGATCGAGTACATGTTCCAGAGCTACGACACGCCAGACTATGTGATCGTGCAATACACCGACGACGTGACGTTCCAGCCGGTCGAAGTCTCCTGCGTGCTGGCCGGCGGGACGCAGCTGAAGCCCGCTCGGCTCCAGTTGTTCGGGTGCACGAGCCGCGATCAGGCATGGCGGTGGGGTATGCGTCAGGCCGCGGCGAATCGCGACCGGCGCCGCAACATCACGTTGACGACTGAGATGGAGGGATACATCCCGCGATATGGCGATCTTGTGTCGGTCTCGCATGATGTACCGGCATGGGGCTTGTCTGGATCTGTCGTGTCCTATGCCGGGGGCGTAGTGACGACATCGGAGCCGCTTGAGTGGACGGCTGGCCAGACCCATTACATGGCATTTCGGAAGCGCGACGGCTCAGCGGACGGCCCCTACGTCGTGACGCAAGGCGAAGACGATTTCACTGCCATCGTTGCGGGCGCGCCGGCGCTGTATATCTCGGACGGCACCAGCGAGGAGGCGACGTTCTACCAATTCGGCCCGAGCGATCGGCATGGGCTCGACTGTCAGGTGCTGAGCGTTAGCCCGCAGGGTGACGGGCAGGTGCAGTTGACCTTGGTGAATTACGCATCGTCGGTTCAAGATGCCGAAACTTCCGGCTCAGTGCCGCCGCCTCCGCCCGCGTCGCTGCTACCTGGGATCACGGATGCGCCGGTTGTGGCGTCCGTGGCCGTGATCGGCACACCGCAAAATGGGCAGTCGATGGTGTCGTGCACGCCAGCGCGCGGTGCAGTCTCGTATGAGTTTCAGGGCTCAGCGGATGGAGGCGTTACATGGACAGCCCTCGGTGCAAGCACGGTTCCGTCGACCATGGCGAACCTCGGTGCAGGGTCGTGGCAGGTGCGTGCACGCGCAATCGGCAATCTGGCTGGACCCTGGGCAGTCTGGAATGGGCTGATTGCTGATGTTACCTATCCGCCCGCCGCGCCGACGTTGACGTTACAGAACCCGCCGTTCAACGGCGGCGCCATGCACATCAACGTCTCGAACGCGAACGGAGATTTCCGTCACGTTCAAGTGCTGACCGGTGGTGTAGTCCGTCTCGAGTACGACACCACGAACTATGTAATCGATTGGGACATCAACTCCGCGCGCGCTAGCAACGCAGTCGCGCCATCCGTCACATTCAATGTGACAGAGACCAACGTGGTCGGGGGGGCGGCGGTGGCGTCGTTGACGGTGACGAAGGCTGCGCCTCCCGCACCGACAGGAACGTACGTTTCGAGCGGAGACGGTACTGGGAACCTGTCGATCAATGCGGTCTCCGCACAAGATCTGGATAAGTACATCATCCGCGAAGGCTCGACGAGCGGCGCCATTGTGTATCAGAGCTCTTCCCCCGGCTCGGTCGTGGCCACAGAAGGTGTGACGTACTACCTGAGCGTCACGGACCTCTGGGGTAATACGTCTGCATCGACGTCAATCATGCCGAGCATGTTCCCGTAACTGGCGACGTAGCAAGTCCAGCAATTCACGAGCCACCTACGGGGGGCTTTTTCATTTCTAGGAGTTCTGAATGAGCACATCCAGCAGCCAACTGTTGGCCGATGTCGCGCAGCTTCACGTCGACGCAGGGCTGATGCACAACATCATTCACGGCACTGCATCCCAGATAGTTACAACCGATGGCGGCCCGGTCAAGTCGGCTGCGTATGCCGTGCAGAGCATCATGACGTTCACTGCGCGCGGCGCATGGGCGACCGGCACTGCGTACAGTTTCAAGGATCTGTACACGGATAGTGGTCAGGTATACATGGTGCTGGTTGCGCATACATCGACGACCATTAGCGCTGATATGTTGGCCGGAAAGGTTGCGCTCTATCAAGGTAATACTGCAGATCGCGTCACGTATGCCGATACGAATCTTGCGGATTCCCTGATGAGTCGGATAAATCGTACAGTCGATTCCATTGCCGCATTACGCGCTCTCGATAAGACCAAATACACCCGCGCCTTCGTCACTGGCTACTACGGAGCATCAGACGGCGGTGGTGGTGCGTACCAGCTCGATCCGGATGATACGAGCAGCACGGACAATGGCGGCACCGTAATTGTCGCAACCGATGGCGCCCGATGGAAGCTGCAGTATTTCACGGCGCTGTCGCTGAAGCAGTTCGGCGCGAAGATCGACGGCACGACGCAGGACACGACAGCGGTCATCAACGCGATCGAGAACGTAAAGGACGTCTATCATCCAGGCGGATTTTGCCTGGTCGGGCCGATGGCCTTTCAGAATCTGCTGGGCGTGCGCCTGAAGGGCGTGTCCCGACGCGAGTCAATGTTCAAGCTCGTGAGCACCGGCACAATGTTCAAATGGTCCGATTGCTCGGACATGCAGGTGATTGACCTCGGCTTTGCGCCCAATGCTGGCCTTTCTAACACCGACGGCATGCAGTTCGATGGCGCCAGCAGCATCAACACAGTCGACCGCTGCCAGTTCGCAGACTTCTCTCTGGTCGGCCTGACGTTCGTCGGGACTGAGAGCGAGCAGATCTCCGGTAACACGCTGTCGAACAGCCTGTTGCTCGGCTGTGGCGTGAACAACTTCCTGTCGGTGTGGAGCTCCGACTTTTTCTATCACAACAACCAGTTCGGCGTGACGCAGACGGGCGTCGTACCGCAGGTCGGCGCATACCTGCAGAACAGCAGCGCCGGCACGTACACCGAAAATTACCACTGGGGCAACACGGTAGGTTTCCGGCACCTGAACTGCAATTACAACCGGATCGAGAACAACCGTTTCGAAGAGAGCAAGCAGCAGGGCGTGTATATGAATGGGTGCACGCGCACGATCTTTTCTGGCAATACGATTCATACGAATTCGCAGCAGGCGTTTGGCGGCTTTGACAATGCGTACTTCACCAACTGCGACACGCTGATCGTCTCCGGCAACACGTCGTTTGACTGGAACAACGGCGCAACCGCACACCGCTATGGGTTTTTCTTCGACGTCGGTTGCGCCGCGGTCGAGCTAAAGGGCAACACGGCACCGATGGGCTGGAATGCCGCGCCATATGGTTTCGACGCGTCGCTTGCGACGACGAAGGTGCAGGGTGACGTGGCGCAGTGTGGCGTGACCGGCGGCAACGCTATTCCAGCTGGGCAGACGACGTTTTTCGGTGCGGGCGTCTCCAACTTCAGCATCAGCGGCGTGCCGATCACGGCGGGGCGCCAATGCCAGTTGTACCGCATTTTCGTATCTGCAGACCATCCGCCGGGAGTCGGTCAGACCTACACGTACACGTTGATGAAAAACGGCGTGAGCACTGGCACCGTGCTGACTATCGCGGGGGCATCGACCTTCGCCGCCGAGATGATTCAGAACGGCCTGATGCTGCTTGAGGCGGATTCGTACTGTCTCAAGCTTGATGTGAGCGCGGCCGCGACTGCATCTTTCCACCGCTGCTCGATTTCACAGGTCGATTACTAGGAGCCATCCATGCGACAGCCACCGATGACGGTCCATATGAACCACGTGCAGGACTGGTGGGAGCGAGCAGAGTTTCGTTCCCCGCACTCGCCGGAAGCCGTGGCGTCGCGCGAAGCAAATGACGCAGAGCGCCGCCGGCACATGGCAGCGCATGGCAAGCCGAAAACATACGAGCAACGCGTGCGCGAGCGGTTCGCCAGCAACCGCAAATAGACGCTAACAAAGACGAGCCGGGGGAAGGATGGATGAGAGCGTGAGGTATCCGGATGCACCTCATACGGAGGGAGAGGGCTGGCGCGCAGTGGTCAGCGCAGTGGACAGTCTACGTGACGAGATTGACCAGCGTCATGTTGAAAACCGTAGTGACAGCGAAGTGCAGGGCCGCAAGCTCGACGAGGTGATACGACGGGTCGACGATCTTCATAAGGCCTTCCCGGGGGGTGACTGGGAAGGCCACCGGCGCTATCACGAGACATTGATCGAAAAGGCCGAGGCACGCACGAAGTTCTACGAGGACCTGCGCGGCGAGCTGGCCAAAAAGGGGATGTGGGCGCTGATCGTTCTGCTTGGGCTCGCACTGTGGCAATACTTCAAATCGAAGGTGATTTCATGAGTAGTTTTGACGATGCATTCACCGCGTTGATCGGCAACGAGGGCGGCTACGTGAACAATCCGGCCGATCCCGGCGGCGAGACGATGTGGGGCGTGACGGCGCGCGTCGCGCGCGCGAAGGGCTACACCGGTGCGATGCGCGATCTGCCGCTTGCTACGGCCAAGGCGATCGCAAAGGGCGAATACTGGGATCCGCTCTGCCTCGATCAGTTCGACACGCACATCGCCTTCCAGATGTTCGATGCCAACTACAACGGCGGCCAGACCGTGCGTTGGGCGCAGCAGGCGAGCGGCGTGGCCGTCGACGGAAAGATGGGGCCTGACACAATCGCAGCGATCCAGGCGGCCGATCCACAGGTGTTCTGCCTGCGTTTCCTGGCGTACCGGCTCAAGTATCTGAATGGCCTGAAGACATGGCCGACGTTTAGCCGCGGGTGGTCTACCCGCATTGCCGACAACATGCTGAAAGGGGCTGCCTGACATGGACCTGAAAACACTCGGAACTGAAATCGCGAAGCTCGGCCTGCCGCTGCTCGGCGCGGCACTACCGATCCCCGGCGGCATGGCGCTCGGCGCTGCGCTCGCCTCAATCATCGGCGCGCCGTCGACACAGCCAGAAGACATCCTCGCGACGCTCACCGGCAATGCGCAGGCGCTCGCGCAGGCAAAGCAGTTCGAGCTGACTCATCAGGAGACGATGCTGAAGATCACGATGGACGCTCAGACGGCGCAGTTTCAAGCGGAAGTGAGCGACCGGCAGGATGCGCGCTCGAAGCTGGCCGCCAATGGCGCGCTCTGGTGGATCGCCGCGCTGGTGCTGGTCACTTTCGCGGTCATCATGGCCGCAGTGCTCGCCGGATCGTGGAGCCTGCTCGAAGGCGGGATCACGATCAAGGATGTCTCGGTCGTCGCGGCAATCTCGGGACTCGTCGGTTCGATCGTTGGGTATGTCGCGGCCAACGCGCAGACTGTCATTAACTTCCTGTTCGGCGGTTCGATGGGCAATGAGAAGAATTCGGCCGCGCTGGCAGATAGTGTGCGCACGTCGACTCAAGCGCTCGCGGTCGGCAACAACACGCCCTGGAGCCCGGCTGCCACTGCTGCGCGGCCGATGTCGATTTCACCAAGTAGCGCGCGGAGCGATGTGCCGGCTCCAGTCGAACTGGACTATGTGCCGTCGCCCGGTGCACAGGGTGAGATCTATCGCGGAAGCTGAAAACTGTGCGTGCTAACATACGCGCCGCATGTCATGAACAACACCGAGGGGCCTCGTATGTCAAATGTGAATTTCGATGCAGTGGAACGCAGCCGCCTGTCGGCTGGTACTGATGCAACAGAACTGCCTTCCGACACGGAACTGCTGCAGTTCCTGATCGACAACCACGCAGCGCTGTTGAATCTTCCGAAGGGTGGTTCGCGCGCAGGTATCGCAGAGGCGTTGCGCCGCCAAGCGGCGAGCAAGGCGTAAGAGGGGAGACGGAAGCCCGGCCGGCTGCAGGGCTTCCGTGATGCAGTTTATTCGAGTTCGAACGACGACGCGGTGAAGAACAGCACCTGATCGTCGTGAGACAGCGGATTCTTTTTGCCAGTCGCGCTGACCCGCAGAATGTGTTCCGCCTTCGCGTCGAGATCGCGGAACACCAGTCGTCGGAACCCGCCGAACCGGCTGTAGAGGTCGGTCTCCTGCGTCTTTCCGTCGACCGTCACCTTCGCAATACCGCTCCAGTCATGTGTCCACAGCAATACGACGAGCTGCTCGCCACGAAACGGCAGGATGAAATCGCCTCCGGACCTGGTCATGTGCGCGCTGAGATCCTTATGGATCTGCATCTCGTCCCATTTGCCATTGAATAGGACTTCCGCGCTCGTCAGGCGGTGCGTCGTGCGCTTGTAGGTGCGCGGCTGGTAGCCGGGCTTCGCATGCGCCATCACGACGAAGCCGCACGCGTCGCGCGGATTGTCGATACATGCCTTCGACCACGTTTCAGCGAACTCCGGGTTTGCGACAAAGCCGTCCAGATCAGGATGGATTGATGAGTTGTACCCCTGCCACGACTGGATGTCGAAACGCGGATCAAGATACGACTTCAGTTCGTCGTAGCTCATCAGGGCAATGTGCTCGGGGCCAACCGCATACTCGAGGCCGAACAGGCGATAGAACCATGGGTGCGGGTTCGGCGTCGTCAAGATCAGCGTACCGCCCGGTTTGAGCACCCGGTAAATCTCGTCGAGGAAGGCGTCCGTGTTCTCGACGTGCTCGATGCACTCGCCTGTAAAGAACACGTCTGCGGAGTTGTCATCCAGCGGGATCGTGATGCCGTCGGAGACCAGGTACTTGAACCGGTCGCCGTAAGCGAAATTGCCCGCGCGCGATTTTTCTTCCGACATCGCCACGGCGTGCGCCGAAATATCGATGCCGATAGCCATCTTGCAGTCGTGCAGTTTTTCGAAGACGCAGGCAAAGCCCCATGATCCGGTGCCGAAGTCCACAACTACCTTGTCTTTCAGATCGCCGAGCTGGAGTCCATCCAGCAGGTCGATACGTGCACCGTGCGCGGCCTCCAGCATCACAGTGAACGGGTCATAGATCGATCCAGTTTCTTCACTCTCAGAGAACTGGGTGTCGTAATAGCTGGCAAAGTCTTTCATTGGTGACTGTGATGTTTGGTATAGGAGCTTTCGACAACACTCGAAATCGCCCGGGCAGCAATGACGCGGATGCTCGTCTCCCCCGTTGCCCGCGGAGGGCATTCTAGCCGATCTTTAAATTTTGGCGATGACGATTGACGACGTACCGTTGCTCCGGTATTCTCGCGCCGCTTCATCGCGGTTGCGGCGTCTATTGCCGGAACCGCTCAATGGGAGCACCGCCGGCGCGTCCGCACGCGCCGGCACCTCCCGCTCAAAGATCGTCTAATAAAGCCCACCCATCTCGTATATCTCGCCACTCCATAGACTTGCGACGCATATTGCCAGTCTATCGCCTTCTGTTTGGCGCCATGTCATCACCTGACCCCCGCTCGGCTGGCGGCCGAACATTGCTCAGCCGAGCATCCCGCCCGAGGTGTGGATTGCAATCGGTGGCGTACTCGGCGTGGCGAGCTTCTTCCGCGGGAAGATGCAGAGCGACCCGCGCGTGACCAGCGACAACCGCGGATAGAGCCAAAGCAGGGCGGCCCGAACGGCGTCGCCCGATTGGCTGAAGCCATCAAGCGTCAATCGTAATCCGCGTCGGGCTTGCTGAAGGGAGGTGGCATCAGTCCCTGTGAAGTGTCAATGCCCAACAATTCCATCGCCTCTGTCAGCTTTTCGATCTCGAGCGCGAAGTCCATGCGAAATTGTTGGCCTTCGACTGTCACCGGCAGCGAGTGATGCCGGATCAAGGCATAGCGGGCGTAGTGAATTGCATTGACGATCTTGGCGTCTCGCTCGAGCCGCTCGACGAATGTCTTCCGATTCATCGTTCCTCCGATCCGCACCCGATAGGGCGCTGGTTGTCACGCCGCATTCGCCGTGCCGGGAGATCGTCGTCAGACCCGGTTGCTCTTACCCAGAACGAACAGCCGAATTCGGGGCGCGTGACGATTTGCACGCCGTCGCGAACGCAGCGCGCATGCGACCCGCCGGCAACGTCGCCGCCCCAATGCTCACACATCTGGCAGCAGCGCTGGTCGTCATCGGATTGGAAAAGTGCCATGTCGTATTAACTGTATGGATATACAGTGTAGCGCCATCGGCCGAGCGCTGGCTTTTTGTGCCATACGCTGCGGTAAAAATCAATATAATCAATGGCATAAGCCGATAGCTTTCTCAATTCTATGGCACACGATGGCTGCGGTAGTGCAATGATTGATAAGGCATTTCCCGTAGGCAGTTTGATAGGTTAATAACCTATTGCCTTTTCCTGCCCATCAACTCGAAAAAGAGCGTCGCACCGCCGGTGCCGACTAGGTCAAGAGGATGGGTTCGACAGTAATTGTCCATCCACAGGATCATCGATTCCCCATCCGTGTCTGCGAGGACGTCTTTTTCGCTGGCGATCGCCAAACCGGTCATGTATCCCATCAGCCAAGCCTCTGAGCTGGCCTCGGTGTAAGGATTCTGCTTCCGAGCAGACCACTTCCCACAACTTCTGTCGCCAACCGTCGAAAGCGCATTGGCGCTCGTCGTCACGACTCCGAGACTGAACGCCGCTATCGCCAGCATCCGAATCGTTTTCATAGCTATGCTTCCTCCGAACCTGTCTAATATGAAATATGCCAAGTAGTCTATATGCGGCTTTTCACAGCACATTTTTTGTGCAGGCATTAGACAGAATCTGGTGAGCGCCAATCATAATGCGTTCACCGAACGAGTGAAACCCCGCATGGGGTGCAGGTACGCTACGGTGAGGGCTTCATCGACAGATCAGTCGGCAGCGAGATTGGATGTTCAAAACCCTGCGTAAGTGCTTGATTTGTTTACAACGCAATAGGAC